CGCTAAATTGAGTTTGAATATTGTCGGTCACTCCGTTTAAATATTCAAATTCCGTATTGGTAACCGATCCATTCGCTAATTTCGTGGCATCTATTCCACTTGGTAAGTCACTTGCGGTAATATCTTCACCAGCAGTAACCAAACCTTTTGAATCGTAGGTTATTTTGGTTTTGGTTGCACCCGTAATTGCGGTGTTTTCATCTACCTTACCATCCAATGCCGTTTGTGTTGCCGTTGAAATGGGTTTGTTCGCATCGCTTGTATTGTCTACATTACTCAAACCAACCGCAGTTTTGTCGAGCGTTTGGAACGTCTTGTCACCACGATAGTATTGTGAGGTTGTTCCAGCCGTGATTGTGGCTTCCTTGCCGTCAAGCGCAGATTGTAAGTCAGTTTGGTTGGATAGTGTTCCAGTAATGCCACCCCAAGAAACCGAACCACCTATTGTTAAATCCCCACTACCTAACAAAGATGTGCCGTTGATAGATTTGATATTGGTTTGGTTTACAAGTGTTTCTTGTTTACCATCCAATGCACTTTGCAAATCCGTTTGGTTCGCTAACGTACCACCTATATCACCCCAATCGGTAGTTCCACCCGAAATAGTAATGTCACCGCTTCCAAGCAATGATTGTGAATTGATGGTTTTTATATTTGTTCCCGAAACAAGCGTTTCTTGAACCGTTACCGCCCCAGTTGAACCATTCACCGTTTGAACGGGTGCGGTTGCTTTGATTTGGGCAATGGTAACTTTCTTTGTGGTATCGTCTGACAAATCGACTATTGGCAAAACGTCCGCATCAACTACGGAAACGATTGCACCAAGGTCGGTAATTTTACTATCTGGCATATTTAATTAACGTTTTAATTGTTGTTTGTTGCAGTTATCGGTCCTATTCCTTGCGCCCATAATGTGCCATCGCAACATTTAACGGAGTATTTCAAGGTATCTTTACAAAGGCATCCACGCTTTCCACCCTTCGGGGATGAACGGCTTGGTGTTTGTTTTATATTTTCTTTATTAGCCATATTATTACAATTACTAAAAATATCACAACCCAAAAATCGGGGGCTTCATACCACTTTTGAATCTCTAATTTTGGCACTACCACTTTTTTCGTGATTTTAATCGTGTCACCTTTAAGTGTCTGAACAACCCGAATAGTATCGTGAAACCGATATACAATAGTGCTAATGCGTTCATTCTCGATTTTGATGGTATCTATTGACTTTGTAACAAAAGTATCGTTAAAACGCACGGAATCCCTTATTATCAATGTGTCAACTTGCCTAATTATCTTTTCGGTTATGATATTGGGGTTTTTTTTAACGGCTTGTTTTAAATGCCATTGAGCAGAACACGAAGAAAAAAAAATGCCTATAAATAATACCTTCGCCACACCTTTAAATAATGGGTTTGCTTTTGGCATTGCCTTTTTTAACTCGGCATAAACTTTCGTCAATTTCTCGACTTTGTCGGCTTTGGGCTTATATGGCTTTTTTATAGATTCCATCCAGTATAATTACTTGGGTCACTATCGGGATACATTTGGCTTTCTTGATCGGCAGTATATTCTGGAAACAATTGAGGGTAATAACTCAAATAACTCACACATTTTCCACGATACGTTTCGGCAATATCCCTTTGGCGTTTAACCAATGAATCAATTTCATCCTTTGCGGGTAGTGATGTCGATTCGGGGCTATTGCGTAATATACCAGCGTTTGAAATTTCGTACCCGTGAAATAACATCAAATCCGCCATCGCATAGTGAATCAACATCGGTTGGATATATTGCTCTACCAAAGTTAAGTAATTACCGCTTAAAGTGCTATTTTGAACATCCGTCAATATCTTACGATACAACTTTGTACCCAAAACCTCTTGGGCTTGGATATCTTGAGCCACTTTAATAAAGGGCGTTACTTTATCAACGTCAATATTCCCTTGTAATTGGGTATATTTAAATAAATGCTGCTCGGTTATGAGCAATACGTTATCGTTTGCGTACATCTTTACTTATTCTTTAAACTGCCCTTGTTTGGTAAATCAATTGTTTTGGTGGATGCGGTTTGCCAATCGGGTGGACTAAATGGTACACCAGCGGAATCCGCACTTTGATTGCTTACCCTTTTATAATTATCTTCAATTTGACGAATCGTTGCCGCTTTTTCTTCGGGTGTCAATGGAATGAATTTACCATTTTCCATACGCTTACGCATATACGTCAAACGATACCATTGGTGGTGGCAATTAACACCGCCTTTATATTTCCAAATAGAGTAATTCGATTTACCACTTGGTGCAAATTGTCCGTTTACACCTTCATCGCCCATTTTGTCAATATCTTCCCTACGATACACAACACCCATTTTGGCGTTGGCTACCATATCCTTACAAAATACCCGTGAATTTCCTTTGTTGCTCATTGGGGCGTAACGGTAACGAATCAAATAAACCCCTTTGTCATCCTTTGATTTTTCATCGGGTTCTGCAAAACGCTTAAAAAAATTGTATTGCTTGGGTTCTGCATCGGCATCCGTAACGGGCTTTTCATCTATCAATTCAAATTCCTCGCCAATTACTTCGCCTTTGTCCTTCAAATAATCCAACCATTCACTTTCCGCTTCGGTTGTAAATTCGGGAACTGCTTCGGCTTTTCCTTCAAAATACGAATAGCAAATCGCTGCGGCTTGTTCTTGTGATTTCCCCTCACCAACTACAACGGGAATACAACGTGAAATAAATTCATCTTCGCTTTCACCCGCCTTTGGCTTTACCAAATCAACTTTTTTAAAACCGTATTCCTTTTCGGTGGTTTCAGCATCAACCACCTTACCACTCAAATCGGTAAATTCTAAAGGTTGTAAAGTTTTGAAATATACATCCAGGTTATACCCGTTGTAATTCATTACTTTCTGCACCCCTTCGATTAATAATCTTTGGAATGGTCGAATTACCGTGTTATCAAATAAAGTTGATGCAGTTTTTAATTCTTCGGCATTGTTACCAAATCCCGTATTATCCTTAATACCCAAAAGCATAGGCGAGGTAATACGGTGCGCCATCATTATTTTCTGTGATGCTTCGCTACTTAAAAACTGGTATTGGTTATGTGCGTCCGACAATTGAACGGGTGTAATATCCGCTTTTGATTCCGCATTGTCATTGAATGATAGAATGAATTTACCCGCATTTGATGAACCGCTAAATTTGTTCATAATCTGCGCCTCAATCATATCTTTCACTTCTGCTGGTGGTTGCCCGTTGTTAAAGTTAATCAACATTGATGGGGCTAACCCGTTCATAATATTATTTATGTGGAAATTTGCGATTTCGATTTCCAAATTAGCGTACTGCGTTCCACCTTGATAATCTACGGGTGCGAAATAAAAGTTACCCGTTGAATAGGGCTTCACTACCAACATACATTCGTTGGCACTTTTATCGAATCCAAATGCCGCAAAACGCTTTGGCTTTTGACCTCGCTTTAATTTTGACCAATCCGCACAAAAATAGTAACCTTCAACATCGCCATCTTCATTGCACCTTTCGGGGCGTAATGTCTGAACGGGAAAGTGGTATGCGCTTACATATCTTTTGCCGTCTTTAGATTTTACCAATTGAATAGCATATTGCCCCAACATCTTCAAATCCATCGCACAATTGCGTAGGCATTCGGGGTGAAATACTTTCTTTAAATCGAGATAACCCGACAAATGGCGATCGGCTTTCACAACCTCTAAACCATCACCATATATCAAATCCGCAATGCCTTTGATGGCTGCGTTATTCGTTGGGCTACCATAGTAAAGGTCAATCAAATATTGGTAATAATTATTATCCTCACCGTATTCGACCCACTCTTTATTCTTTTGCTCAACAACTGCGGGTGTGGTATAACTCGCCAATTCTATTAATTTAATGCTCATAATTTTATCCAGTTTGGTTGCGATGGTGTTACTTCATCCCATTGCTTAAATTCTTTATTCAACGCCACGCTTTCGGTACTCCACGTTGCTAAATATTCCCACTTCATTTTATTATCGTAAATAACACGAATTAAAACCGTGTCCAAATCTTGTGCCACATCGGCAATTGTAGTTAATGTGGGTAACGTCACGGTTACTTTGCTTCCAGAAATAGTAACATCACGTTGTGCCTCTACCATTGTTTTGGTTTGTTTGTGCCAAACCTGGACATCAACTTGACCCGATGCAGTTGCCGTAATTATCTTACTGCCGTCTTGTTGTAGGATATAAAACCCGTCTTGTTGCAATAGGTATGATTCCACACCGCCACCACTTGACGCCACGTCTGCAAACGAAACGAAAGGGAAAAATGATATTTGTGTGGTGGTGCTATTTATAACCATTACTTAATTAACGCAAATAAACGAAAGTGTTACAAATCAAAAAAGGGATGCCGTAAAGCACCCCCCTTTGAATGGAAAAACAGAACTATATTTTAGGAAGCAATGGTCACTACGGTTGCCATATCCGCATAAGATTCAGCATCAACAACTGCCTTTGGAGTGGTTTCCATACCGATCAAAGTCACGGTGTTTAAACGAGCATCGCCCATTTGAGTACCCCAACTTTCAACGTCAGTAGTTGCATCCATTCCTTCGGCTTCACCTAATAAAGTGAATACGTTGTTTCTATCCCAAGCAACAACACGCCAACGACCTTTTGTCAAAGAATCAAACAATTCAGCATCGCTATCCGCCAACGCTGGAGTGCTTCCGCTTGGCTTCAAAGATAATGTTAATGTTTGAGTGTATGCAGTTGAGCCGTTATCTCTTGAGGTTGCACCCGAAATTTCAAGGGTTGATAAACCCTTTAATTCAAAAAAGTAAGCGGTTGCAGTTCCCGCACCACTATTGATTGAGGTTACCAATCCATCAACGTCTTTTGTGATGGTATCGGCAAAGGCGAAAGGTACTAAAAATACCCCACGCAATCCCCCCGCAAACTCTTTGCAAGGTTCATATCTATTTGCTAATGTATTACAAGCCATATTTTTGTTTTAATAAAAAGGGAGGGAATGACCCCTCCCCGATTCAAATTTAACCTATGATGAAAATTAAACGGTTACGTTAAGAACAACTTGTTGAGTTGGGTTGGTAGCAATGATACCACCAGTAAAACGCATAATTACACGCACGTTTTGTGATCCATCAACATCGCTCATATCGATAACTTTAACTTCGTTTAAGTCGCTCAATAAGCCAGTTCCAAAGTGCATATCAGACTTAAGACCCAATACACAATCGAAATCGTTAAGACCTGGAACCATATGAACTGGAATACCTTGGAAATTCATTGGCTTCTCACCAACGTAGAATTGGAAGTTGTAGTTACCAGCAGAAAGAGCCGCTTGGTATGCTTTCATTGTAGATGGTCCTACAAAGTAAGCGTAATCTTCTTTACCATACAACGCTGCTGGAGATGCATCCAACATTGCTTGTAAACGAGTAACAACGTTTGAACCAGTAGTTGCACCACTTGCGTTTTCAGCGATTGCAGAATTGTCTACCAAGTAACCGAACATTCCGTCTTGACCAGCAACTGACGCTGAATCATAGAATAAGTTTGATTTCCAGATACCCAATTCAACGCTTTGAGCAACTTCCGCAGCAACTTGAGCCAATAAGAACTCTTCAAAAGACGCTGGTAATTTTTCAAATGCGCTATAACCCGCTTGAGCCGCTTCCCAAGTTGTACGCAAGTTGTTCTTACACAACTGCAAGTTCACTTGCTTTTCGGTAGTGGTTAAAACGTATTCACCCAAAGTAACGCTTGAAGAATCTGTGAAGTCACAAGTAGCATCGGCTACGCTTACAGAGTTCTGCCAATTACGAATTACCTCTTTGTAGGCAACGTTAGGGTGAACGGTGATTAAGTTTTTGGCAAGGGTTTCGCCACTCAATAATGCGGCAGCGATATACTTTTCGCTGAACTGACCAGCATAAGTGTTTGGGCTGATTGTTGGTCCGCTTA